GTCCTCCGCGACATTGTCGCGTCGGATGAGTTCACGGCTGTGACGACGACCCAGAACTGGCTGAAACCGTAACTTAGGGGGAGCGATGAAGCTCCTTCCCGAGAAGCGGGTTCAGAACAAGATACTGGCGGTCATACTTTGTATGATCGCTAGTTACTTGAGTTCTGGTCACTTTGATATCATGAGGATGACACAATGTCCACCCATAACATCGACGTATGGCGAATTTGCCAACTCTATGTTGACGACAGGCCAGCCAGCTTCAACGAAGGACTGAAGAGAACCGTATCCGGATGGATACGCTCTCGAAGTCTGGAGAAACTGGCCTCTTGTAGTTCCCTCCTTGGGAACCAAACTTTGTATACCGAGGAGAATGTACGTACTTGTCTGCAGATTGAGGCGTTCTTTAAAAAGAACTCCTCGTTCACCGATCCCGTTAAAGCTAGAGCAGCTGCTAAGGAAACCTTCCTTGCGGCAGAAGCTCGGTGCAAACGGGTTAACCGCAGGTTCGACTTCTACGCTCTCAATCCGAGTCGATTAGACTCCGAATTTGGGACACAGTTGTCTTACATGCAGCGGTGGATCCGCAGTACGCTTGGGCCTATTCGTAAATTCTACGAGAAGGTACCCTCGCTAGTGCAAGTAACGGCGGGAGCTACAGCGACTGCATCGCGTGTGCGCAGTCATCCGGCAGTGAAGCTTAATCGCCGGATGTATTGCACTCGCAGTACGATGCCCTATCTCCGAGCGTTGGGAGCTTATTATAGCTTCCGGCAGGAGGAGTTAAGGTTTCGTATGCGTGATGTGAACCGCATTGAGTTTGTCCCGAAGAACTGGCGTACGGAACGTACAATCGCGTGCGAACCTGAAGGATCTATGATCTTTCAGCTCGCATTCGATAAATACGTAAAGTGGAGATTGAAACCGAGAGGAATCGATCTCTACGACCAAACGCCAAATCAGGAGGACGCTTTGAAGGGGTCCACGGATGGCAGTCTTGCTACCGTTGATCTGAAGAATGCGTCTGACACTGTTTCTTACAACGCCGTTTGCGCCCTCTTTCCACACGAGTGGTTCATCTACTTGTGCAGTTTGAGAGCAAAAGCTGGCTACAGTAAGGAGCTGGGCTATATCAGATACGAGAAGTTCTCCAGTATGGGGAACGGCTCGACATTTGGCATAGAAACCCTGATCTTCGCTGCTGCGGCGCGTGCTGTAGGCTCTAAGGTAGGCCACGTATATGGTGATGATATTACCATAGAAACGGAATACTATGAGCCCCTGGTACGATTGCTGCGGTTCCTTGGGTTCCGCCCCAATGAAAGTAAAAGCTACCATACGGGTCCCTTTCGGGAGTCGTGTGGCAAGCATTACTTCAACGGGGTGGAGGTTACACCGTTTTATTTGGAGTCTGATTCCGGGCTTAAACCCAGGATAAGCCTCCTTATAAACTCGATGGTACCCAGGATGGGTCCGGGGGACAGGATGGTAGAGTACTTCGCTTCTC